GTACTTTAATGTGTTGAAAAACTTTGTAATTGAATCCCGTAGCGAAGATACCTTCAAAGGGAATATCTCTAGACTGGAGGTAAGCGTGGAAACCCATAGCTCCCAAGCCCAACGACCTTTCTCTATAAGCAGAGTAGGCAGCTCTAGTAAAGCCTTCTTTACCTTCTTTAATATACTTTTTAAAACGCTTAAAGTTTGCATTGTATTCTCCTAGTTGTGTTGTGTCGATAGCATTATCAATAAAATGTTGAATAACATTATCGAGCATAGTTATTAAATCATCTATAAATTTTTCATTCTTTGACCACTTATCAAAATATTGTAAATTAACTGAGGATAAACAACATACTGCTGTTCTCTCTTCGTTGGTCGGTAAAGTTATTTCAGAACATAAGTTACTTTGTTTTATTTCTAATCCTAAGTCTTTTTGTTTTTGTGGTAAATTATCGTTACAATTGTCTATATTAACAATATAAGGCTCACCGGTTTCTGCTCTAGCATTTATAAGTTGCCACCATAAATCTCTAGCATTAACTACCTTTACAGCCTCATTAGATTTAGGGTCTACCAATCTAAAGTCGGCATCTTCTTCTACAGCCTTTAAAAATTCTTTATTTATGTTAACACCATTATGGAGATTTAAACACTTACGATTAATATCTCCTCCTGATTCTTTTCTCATGTTAATAAACTCTTCAATCTCAGGGTGCCAAATATCCATGTAAGCTGCATAGCTGCCACGTCTTGTTACACCTTGATTAAATGCTAACATCTGAGAATCTACAACATGCATAAAGGGGATTGAACCAGTAGACTTACTACCGTGAGCAGTAGAAATACCATTACTACGCACATCTCCCCAATATCCACCGATACCTCCACCTGAACTTGCCAACCATATATTTTCATCATAATGAGAAGATAAACCAGTCCTACTGTCAGGAACATAGTTGAGGAAACAGCTAATAGGAAGCCCACGACTTGTTCCTCCGTTACTAAGTATAGGAGTGCTAAACATGAACCAACACTTGGAACTGTAGTCATAAAGTCTTTGAGCAAGTTCAAAATCTGTACTACCTTTGTAGGTGGCTCCGAAGACGGAGGCTCTTGCGAACGCTTCTTGGGCATGGGTTTCTTCTCCTGTAAAATATCTATCCTTTAATGTATCAAGACTAAACTTATCTAGTCGTTTTTCATTGTCATAATTAATTTTTATTCCTAAGTATTCCTTTGGTCCTACTTTGTCTTCTACCACTTACTTTCTCCTGTTTTAAAAAACTTGTCTTTATCATCGTGTATATCAAGCATTATTATAGCATAATGTAATATTTTTAGCAAGTCTTTTCTGTTGTGCCCATCTTTATTTCCATAGCGTTTTGCATATTTTATAATGTTGCCCATACAAAATCCCGTGCCATGTCCTGAGTCAATAATAACATCAGTCGCTTGGTACTTATCAGAAGCATAGTGTTCACCATATGTACCATCAATATATTCTTGTAGTTCTTGTATTAATTTTCCTTCATTAAATTTATATTCTTTAGGTTTATAATTCATAAGTTTTCCTTTTATTAAATAGATGAGTCATAATTTTTAGATAGTTTCCAAAAAGATAACATGTGATTAAACATACTTAAATGTCTTTCATGTGTATCTTTATCCCATATATAGTAGGAGATATAAGTAGGGTCATTTCTATCTACAAAAATAGAAACTCTTTCAGGCTCGTCTATTTCGCAACCTTGTGCATAAGCTGATAATTGCATACCGTGGTCGTCATAAACTAATTTAGAAGGGTCTTTATCTTTTATATTTACTTTTGTTTTAAAATCTACAAATATTCCTGACTTTGAATATAAATCTATCTTACCACCATAACCTGATTTAGCACAAAAAGAATCCTCTGCTTTCCATTTTTCATTAGGAAATTCATCGTCTAATATTTTTTTTATTAGTTTGTAAGTTTTATTTTTAGATTTACCTAAGAAACCTTTTTCAATCATAGCATGAATTTTAGTTCCAAGTTCAGCAGCTTCTCTTCCTATCTTTTGAGATTCTTGTTTACATCTATATCCAAAAGCATCTAGTGTTTCTCCTTCTTCTCTTTCTAAATTAATAGCTGTTTTTAGAGCTTGATTTATTTTCCAATTCTCTAATGCTGGTTTAGCTATCGTTCCTATAATAGTTGTTACAGAAGGAACTAAACCTAAAGATTTAGCATCTCTTAAAGTAGTATTCCTTTCTTTACCATTAGCACCTATAATTGTATACATTGGTTCTCCGTCTTTATCGTACCAATGTCCGGACTCAGATTTAAATTTACTAAAGTTATCTAGATTTTTATTTTTCATATTGTTTCTCATTTATTGTCTGTATTAATTTCTTAGCCTTTTGTACTGGTAATTTAAACCACTCTCCGTTTTTATCCTCTGCTATATCAGAACATAAAGTATGTGCAGTTTTTTCTGCTTTTGTTCTATCTTTAAAATATTGTTTATATTCTAACTTATAATCTCTAAAAGGGCTAGACGTTTGATACCCTTTACATCTATCTTCAGCATCTATAGCTCTTCCTATTTTTACCCAGCCTTTCCAAGCCTTGTTAGTTATAATATATACATCACCACTATTCTCTTTATCATATAAAACTTTAGTTAAAGTTGTAATAGCTTGAGGAGTTTTAATATTTCCAAATACTATTTTAGATAAATTTCCTCCTTGTTGTAGATATCCTTTTAAAGTTCTAAACTCTCTCTTATAAAAAATCAATCCTTCTTCATTACAGTGATGATTAATACCTGCTTTTCTCCATGTATGACCATCGAAAACTTTTCCGTCTGCTCTGACATCTTTATTTTTTGGTTTATTGTTAGTGTGTTGCACTCCAATCTCCTCCTATTTTATATTCACCATCTAAAGGACAACGCATCTTAAAATGCTTACCTGCATCAATAATACTTTGTACTGCAAGTTGTCCCACCTTGTTAGCTCTACACTCAGGAACTTCTATTTGCCATTCATCATGAATATTAGCAACAAACTTAAATTGAGTAGAGCTAAGTTCTAATCTGTTTGCAAGTATTGCTAATCCTTTCTTCATGACAATGGCACCACCACCTTGTAGTAAACTATTTAAAGCAGCATGTTCACTACGAATATGAATTTTCCTGCCATCTAATCCTTTGAGAAATCCTCTTCTTGCAGCCTGTTGTACTCTTTCCTTAAGAGTTCTAAGTGATGGCAAGTTGGTGAGAAAACGGTTCTTAAGTTGCTTACCCTGTTCTCTGTTTCCTCCAACCACGTTTCCAATTTTTTCATCTCCTGCTCCGTATACGAGTGCATAGATGAAAGTTTTTGCTGTATCTCTAGATTCAAGTCCTGCAAGTTTCTGATTTGTTGTGTGTATATCTCCGTTAACGACTTCATTAATATAATCCTCATCATTCATATAGTGTGCCAACATTCTAAGTTCTAATCCTGAAGCATCAACCCCAAGCAAAACATTACCTTCATCTACAGTCCAACAGGCACGACACTCTTTACCAAATGGACTATACACAGCCGGAACTTGAGCTACATTAGGGTGGCTATGTGACATCCTACCAGTTATAGTACCGTTAGGTATTACTGAACCATGCACTCGACCATCATCTTCTAAAGCATCAAGCCAAGACTGAACTTGAGCTATTCGTTTTTGATAAAGTAAAAAGTCAGCTATAAGTTTAGCTTCACGAATATGCTCAATCTTTTTAAGTGTTCCTTCATCTACAATTGGCTGACCTGTAGCTGTAAATCTTTTAGGTTTCCAACCAAAGTCAATTAGATACTCACCAATCTGTTTACGACTACCAAGATTAAACTCTTGTAATTCCTGTCGCATGAAAGGAGAGTAATCACCACTTTTAATTATCTTATCATACTCTTCAGAACGTAATCCTGATTTAGATAATTCACCATCCTTTTTAAGTTTAGGTGTTACAAGTTTTACATCAACCATTTTAGGTTTGAAAGTCTTCTGAACCTCATCAGTTACCTCATTCATTTTAGTTTTAAGTTTAGCAAGTAACATGGTAGCTTGTTGTTCATCAAACTTAAATCCATTAGCTTCTTGTTCAGACATAATTTTAGCAACCTTATGTTCCAACTCAATAGACTCTTTACTAAATCCTGTGCCTTCTTTTACAAGAGTATGATATACAATCTCATTTAATCTCACATCATTTACACAATACTCTAACATTCTAGGAGTATATTCATCAAAGTCAATCGGTTGTTCCTGCTTTACAAAATTAACTCGGTATCCCCACGTTTTTAAACTATGTCCGTTCTCACGGATAGGATTAAATAATCTAGACATAACAAGTGTGTCTTCAATGTTTTTATCCATCAAATCAACACCCATAATATTTTTAATAATAGGTATATCATAACTAAGAATATTATGTCCAATCAATGTTTCAGCACTCTGTAAAAATTTAACACCTTCCTCAAGTTTGTTTGGTGTAAATTTATAAACTTCCCCATTCAACTCTTTAGCAACTATACAATGTATCTTTGTAGGTTTTAGACCATCACATTCTATATCAAATACCACTTTAGAAATTTTCATTGTCAAATGTTTCCTCCTCAGTTACTTCAAATAATCTACCTGTTTCAGTATTATATCTTAAATTACAAGCCAATCCTGTATCTCCTGTGTATCTAGACTTTAATACTCTCACACGTGTTGTATTAGCTTCATCTTCGTTTGATGCTTGTTGATTACGTTCTAATGCAATAACGCAGTCAGAGAGCTGTGCTATTCCCTGAGAGCCTTTTAAATGACTTAGGCTGACTTCAACCCCTTGTTCATGCCCTTTGTCCCCTGCTGCTCGTCTTAAATGAGATACAAGTATTAGTCCAACACCTGTTTCTTCTACAAGACTACGCAATCTTTGCATCAATAAATCAATGCCTCTTCTTTCATCACCTTCTGATAATACATTGACTAACATGTGTAGATGGTCCACCACCACCCACTTACATTCACAACCAACAATAATATATCTTAGCTTTGAAAATATCTCATCAATGTCAGTTGCACCTAAATGAGCATGAATAAATACACGACCTTCCGGTATAACTTTTTCAAACAAACTTATTAATTGATTTTCAGTATAATGGTTTCTTCTTTCATTAAGATATATTCTATCATTAGCTTCAATAGATATTATACCATCAGCAGTTCTAAGCCAGTTCTCTTCAAGAGCTACAATACCTACATTGTCTTCTGTATTTTTTATAAGCCAATGCTCTAACTCTCTAGTCACACTAGACTTTCCTAATCCGGTGCCTCCTGTAAGAGTAACTAGTTCACCTTTGCGTAAGCCATATAATTTTTTATTAAGTCCTTCCCAAGGATAAGCTATGCTTTCTTTTATTTCTCTATGTAGCCAGTCTTTCTTTTGAGCAGAAAGTTCTAAAATACCTGAAGGTGTATAGGTTCTAGCTTCCCACCATGCAGACGTAAACTCTTGAAACTTTTTCTGTCTTAACATATCGTTAGCATCTTTATACCCATTAGGAAATGTCATAATCTTAGCTTTTCCCGGTTTAAGTATTCGTGCTACAGCTCTTGCAGCTTCTCGACCTGCTTTATCATTATCAAAACATATTATTACATTATCAAAGGACTCAACAAACTCAATGCTTTCTCGTATATCTTTTACAGCACCTGAAGCACCACGTTTTAAAGATACACAAGCCCATTTAGATTGCATCAATTCATAACAAGCCATAGCATCACACTCCCCTTCGGTTATCGTTAGATACTTACCACCTGTATTTCTAAATAACTGCTCACCAAACAATCCTGTCCCTTCGTATGTCCCTGCAAAAGAAAAGTTTTTATTTTCAACAAACCTAGTCTTAGTTCCAACTATTTCATTACCATTAAAGTATGGATATATATGTTGACTTATATCATTGGTTGAACTAATAACTCTTCTAACACTATACTTTTTAGCTGTTGCTTCTGAAATATCTCTATCTGTTAAAGCACCATAACTTCCTGTATAACTATTAAGAAATGTATTTGTTGGTTTTGTTTCTACTTCCACTATATTACCTTTACATGCTTCAGGATAGTTTGCGAAATGTGTTGAGCAACTAAAGCAGTGAGCTGACTTATCTTCGTTCATAGATACTGGGTCAGAGCCACCACACTTAGGACAAGGTAACCTATGCCTAATAAATTTACTTTTTTCTAATTGCATTCTATCTCCAAAAAAATGGCTAGGCTTTTACACCTAGCCGGTTAACACTACTTAGAAGGGGATTTACCACCCTCGTAAGCCTCGTTTATATCAGGAGTTGAAGGGTCGTCTGCGATAAACTGACCCTTTTCGTCCCTAGCTCTTTTAGGTTGAACAATAGCTTCTTTTCTATCACCTAACAATTGTTCTAAGTTAGCTCGGTGTGTTCTTGAAGCAAAGTCAAGAGCCTCAATTGTGACTTGTAAGTTTCCTACTTTTTGAACTATAACAGTAGCTTCCTGCTTCACTTGCTCATCATCAATTAAGTTGATGTCAAAGTTAGTTTCAACTCCTTCATCATTACGAATAGTGATAATCATTAAAACTCCTCCCCATCGGTAAAGAATTCATCACCATCACCATTTTTATAAGGCACAAGGTCAACAATTTGAACAGCCTGTAAGTCTAGTCCTGTATAAGGACCAAACTTTCCTTCACCGGAATATTCATTATATTGCACTCTGACCTTAGAGCCATTACCCACAGCAGTCGTAACTTCCTGTTTATCAGTATTCAGAAGTCTAGGTGCAGGTCTAATCATTCCATTAGGACCATTCACTTTCCTTTTGATTACTAAAGCAGGACCTTCATCATGCTGCTTCACTTTATGTCCACGACTTGCAAAGTCATTTGCTGTCGCTTCATCGACAACTAAATCGACTGTGTATACAGGCTCGAACTTAGTGTTCGGAGTTGTGATACTTGCCCATTTAGCAGTTCCTTCTAGTATTGCCATATTTACCTCCTATGGTTAGTTATTTAGAAGTTGGTTAAAAACTGGTGAGAGTTTTGAGCAAACTACTCTCGGAGTTTCAACATTAGTTGAGCCAACTATATATTGGAGATAGAGGGCTTGACATTGACTGCTCATAAATATGCCCATTATACTCTATCTATTTTCAAAAGTCAATACCTTATTTAAAAATATCTTCAAAAGATATTATTGTATTATCATTTAAAGTTACTTTAAAAGTATCGTCAATCTTTTCAACTACATATCCAACTTTATTTGAATACATATCTTCATAGTTATCATCAATATAATCTATAAAAGTTCTGTATTCATCTTTAGTTAGAACCCTTGTATATTGTTCTTGTTCTATTATATAATTCATAGTTCTCCTTTACTGTAAATATTTTTCTAACGAAGCTAGTAAATCATCGTAGTGTGCTATTTGTTCTATTTCTTTTTCAAGTGACTCCATTATATCAGGATGTTCACCAATACCTACAGGATTATACATGATAATCTCAGCATTAGCAACATGTTTTTTAATATGTCCTTTAAAATGTTCTTGTGCAGCTTTATAAATTTTATCTTTTAAATTTCTCACGCAACCTCCTTGTGTTGTGTATGCCACCAACTAGGCTTATTACGACCTCGTTCCCATTTGGCATAGTGTTTTTCGTTAATGCAATAGTTACGATAAGCGATAATAGGATTTTCATTCTTGTATTCCTCCGGCATAGCCTGTGCAACTGGTGTCATTTTTTTGTCAACAATATTATCAGGAATTTTTAACAATGGTATTTTTAATTTAGTAATACTTGCATGTTCTCTACCATACCTATATTTGTATTCATTACCTAATGCTATGAAATGTTTGTATAACCAAGTATAATTACCTTGTCGTTCTCTAGCCCATATAGTGCATGGATGGTTCCAATATGCCCGTTTGTAAAGTCCTACACTATCTGCATACTCATCACCATCTAGTTCTCGGTGTGCTGTGCATAACATCTGTGCTGTTTCCAATGGCATCTTCACTAGCATCTTATCAGGTTGTGCTTGTGCAGATAGCGTTGGACTTTTATAAAAATAAAATATGTTCATACTTCCTCTACCTCTTTTTTTATTCTGAGCCAAGCACCTATAATTTTTTGTGCATAGTCTTGCTCTTGCTCATAATCGTCAAAAAGACTAGCAATAACATCATCAATAATTTCTATATCTTCATTCATTTACCTTGCCCTCGATATTTTTTGAAGTTGCTTTTCTTGTTCTTGTTCATGGTAGAGAAAGCAACATTACCTCTACCTTGACTTGTTTTTTTACCTCTGCCTTGTGTAGCAGATACATGAGCAGATTTATTCCATGTCTTAGCCATCTATATACTCCTCTATAGTTGCTCTACGCTTATCTCTATACTCTGTCACTCTTCTACCATCTGCGTAATCTATAATTTGTTTATACCACAAGCCATTTTTATATCTTGTATCAATAGCTACTGTCTGTCTAGACTTAGCTTCTTCTTCAAGTTGTAGCTTTCTTGCTTCTACCTTGTCTTTGTATTGTGTCACTATCCTCCTCCTCATATTTTTTATTAAACTTTTTGTAGTCTTTTTCATTATATCTAACTTCAAAGCCACCATGTCCCATATATCTAGGAGGTATAAGGGGCTTAATTTTTTTAGTTTCTACTAAATAAAGATATAGAAAAGTCGATGTTACCATAGAGAATAAACCTAATCCAAATAATATTAGTTCCATGTTTTCTCCCTCAATGCTTCTATAATATCAATCTCACTACCAACTAAACCTCTGAGTTCCCGTAGTTTTTCTAAGTTTAAATGGTCTACACTCCAAGATTTATTATCTTTAGTTCTAACTATATTAATAACTTCATCAACACCCTCAAGTGTGACCATGCTATCCATAGCCTCAAACTCTGATGGTGCATAAGTTTTAAGTTGCTCTGCTTGTCCGTCCATATAGACAGCTATTATGTATTCATCCATGCTTGTTTCCTTTCGTAAATAGTTTGTAATTCATTATAAGTTTTAATTTCAGGATATCGTTTTAACATCTTCATTACCCACTTGTCTGTCATATATGATAGATGCATCTGCCCTCCACCGAACACATGAGTTTGGTCAGGTAATAATCCCTCAACATTATCAACTGTAATTGTGTTAGCCTGTTCATCAGGCAATAAAGATTTAAGCCACTCAACTTGTAATGGCTTTACTCTTTTTCTCAATTGTTTTATTTTTTTCTCACTCATTGCCAAGCCTTGAATTCCATGTATGGTGTTTCTCTATGTCCTTCAGGCAACCACTCAACTCTATCAATTACTTCTTGTAAATCATAAGTTGTAGACATAGAATTACCTTCATCATCGTTAGCTAGAATAAGTCCTTTACCTGCAAAGTTTCGACCACTCCAACTAAAATATCTATTCTCTTTTAAAAGTCCTTCATCATCAACATACAAATCGTCTGACTCTGATAATCTTACAACATCAAAAGTTCCACAATCTATAAGACTGTATATTTCACGAAAGTCACCTGTATATACTACCTCTTTAACTGTTTGGTCAAATGGATTTAATAAAATTCCTCGCACTATGTATCTCCTTAAATTTAACTCCTAACAACTTATGTATTCTGTCCTCAAACAAACTGATATGTTTAAGGACTTCTTCTTGCTCTTTGATTGTTAGGTTATCAAAGTCTGCAATGTATTTCTCAGGAGTATAAAATAACTCCATGAGATAATCCGATATTTCGTGTTTAGCTTTTACTTTAGCTGTCACTTTTTTGTCTTGGTATTGTATCATAGTAATCCTTATTTGTCAATTCCTTCAACAGTAATCTTTTTAAACACTTCTATATCACTCATGTTATATAAAAAGAATTGTCGATAATCATAACTATCGTTATCAATATAACCACCAACCAACATATCATTGTCGCTGTTGTATTTAATATCTGATATTGTCGCTAATCTTCTGCGTTCTGTAATACCATTCTTATCATCATCATACTTGGTATAATCAAAAGATAAACTATATCTTCTATAAAATGCTGTTGCTATAATCTTTTCTACTAATCCCATACACCATACCTCTCTATACTATTTAATGAATAAGTTTCTCCTAACAACTTAATCGGTTGAATTACAAAGCCTGTATCATCTACTTTAGCTTTGCCCTTTGCTCGTAAGCCTACAACTTTATT